TTTAAATCCCGTTGGTTGAAATAAATTTGTGCCGCCTGTAGTTCCGCTCATTTGTCTTCCTCGACTTAACTCTCTCTATTGTACTTATTTAGGATGAAATGTCAACACGAACTTTCGAGACCTGTATTTTATGGGGCGAAAATTGCGACGCCCTTTTACTTTTCACCTTTGTGGAGGTTTTGACCCCTTGATTTGCAGACATAAAAAAACCCGCACCTAAATGCGGGTCATAAACCTATTATAGTTATTTTCGGTTTTGGTCCCAAGGTAGGGAAGGTTTGGGCATCCGAAGATACCCAGATCTTTCTACCGTACTACCAGTTCAGAATGAACCAGATAGATCTGCGATTATACAGATACCATCAGATTGTCCACCCTAAAGATACGGTAATATTGGTTGGTCTTAGCAGTTGCAAGAGCGTTGTTCGCAGGTGTAGCACCAACGAAAGGATTAGACGCCATACCATAACGGGTTTTGAATCCGATTCTAGGTTGGAAGTCATTCTCGCCAACAGCGCGAACCATTTGCAGAGGAACGTATGGGCAGTAGAAGATACCTGCGTCATAAGCGTTAGTTCCTTTGTAACCAACAGTGACGTAGTCGCTGACGGCATATGGATCGATGTATACACGCAGACGACCGTTAATAACACCAGCAAAGGTGTTGCCAGTATCATCTACTTGCAGGTTAGCAGCGATTGCAGGAGCGTAGTCCAGCATGCCAGAAGCAACAAGAGCAGTAGCAACGTCAGAAGAGACGATAGCAACGTTTCCTTTACCACGACGAGTTTCTTTCGCGATAACGTTTGCTTCACGGTCAAGTTGTACCAACAGACCTTTGAACTTCTCAGCAGACCAACGTCCGTCAGCATCAGTGCTGAGGTCGAAGATACCGTTTACAGCAGTGTTAGCAGTGCTAGCACCAGTTTTTGCTTGACTGTTTACAGTACGGATAACTTCACGGTTGATTTCAGCGAGGATCTCAACAGAAAGGATGTTAGCAAGTTCTGCTTCAGCGTCAAGACCGTGGATTGCTTTCAGGTCTTGTGCAAGTTCAATGGTGTACTCTGCTTTCAGGGCACGTGACTTTGCTTCAACTGCTGCTTTCTCAATGGTGAATCCCATTTCAGCGAAATCAGTTCCAGTGTTACCCAATGCTTCAGCAGCAGCAGTAGTGTAACCGCCACCTACAATTGGACCAGTTCGCTCATCGTCGAGACCGTTGCCTGTTGCTGTAGCGTCAGTAAGACCATTAAGACCAGAAGGTTCGCCAGTTTGTGTTATAGAAGAGTCGCCAGAGAAAGGAGTCAATGCCTCACCGAACAATGCTTCATTACCGTCTGTTGCTCCACCTTTAGTTTTCTTGTACTTGCTCTTCATAGCGAAGATCAAACCAGTTGGACCAGTCATTGGTTGAACACCACAGATGTCATATGCCATCAGGTTAGGCATGGCACGACGAACGAGTGAAATCAGTACTGGATTCCAGTTAGCGACGTTTGCGCCAGTAGCGTTTGCAGCAGTTTCAGTCATAAACTGAGACTGACTACCTTCAGCAATCATTGCACGTTCTTGGTTTTCAAGAATGGCAGCAGTTACATTGCGACGGTGACGGTCTGTGATGTTGCCAGCAGACTCTTCGTTTAATACTGGTGCCCATTTGGCGACCAGTGATTCGTAGTTAATTTCCATTTAAAATACTCCTTGAGAGTGTTATGGGTTTGTTACTTTTGGGTTGTGCTTCGTATTGCCTTCACGTATGAGGACATAGATGGAGCAACTTCTTCAGTCAATGCAACAGCATCATCTTCAGTGATTACTTCTTCTGTGACTTCAACGCTTTTGGCGAAGAAAGATTCTTTGACCGTGGCAACTTTAGATGCGAATGTTTCAGCATCTTCGAAGTCTACACTTTCAACTAACTTTTCAAACTTTTCTGCTTGAGTGTCTGCAAGATCAGCAATTGCTTCAGAGACGATTGCGCCTCGAGTCAATACTTCAACATGCTCGCTCAGTGCGATTGCGTCTTCAGTAGTTCTGTTGAGTGCCTCTTCGAGTTCCTCAACTTGATCTGCCAAATCATCAACCAGGTCTACCTTTGAGTCAGGCACTTCAATGTAAGACTCAACGAACAATCCTTTCAGATTCTCCATGAAGTTCTCAGCGATTTCAGCACGCAGACCATTTTGAATAGCAACTTCGTTCTCTGCCATCCAGTTCTCAACTACATAGTTCAGGTAGGAATCTACTTTCTCGACCAACTCAGAGTTCTGCGTGGCAGTCTCTTCAGCGAGTTTGTCTTCGTAAGCATCTTCAATTCGCTCAACTTCTTCAGCGAGTTTTGATTTCAATGCTGCTTCAAAGATGACAGCGGTCTTAACTTTAAACTCTTCGGAAAGAGTTGCTTCAGACTCGACCAACGCAGTCAATTCATCAGAGTAGTCTTCAGCAGATTCTTCTGCAACAAAGTCTTCTTCAGAAAAGTCAACGTCTTCGCCCATAACAGAACTATATGAGGCAGCAAGATCTTGCTTCTTCATACCGCTCAATTTGCTATACATGGCGTTGATCATAGCACCTTTAGTTTTTGGCATTGGATCGCTGTTCTTCTTGTCACCCTTACGTGCTGGTGCGCTAGAAGTAGCATCAGTTGTTTTGTCTACCGACGCAACAGACTGCTGTTCAGCGTTCTTCATGTCATGTACTGCTTCTATAACTTCGTCTTGAAGTTCTATATTGTTTTCTTCATCCATAATGGACTCCTTTTATAAGGTTTCTTTTAGGGAGGAGAGGAAATTTTTGAACTCACGAGTTTGCTCAGCATACGAATATACTTTGCTAGAAGGAGTAATGATTTCAGTCTCTTGTTCTTCACATATTTCCTGCGCGACCAAGATTCCTTTGTTCCATACCCAATCCACACCTTCCATGATTCCGTTTACGAAAGCACCAGGAGCGGATGGATCCTGTACAATATCAATTGTACTTAAAACAAAGTCTTCTCCGACATACGAGGCACCGCCACGTTGCACAAGACTACCCATACCACGAGTTGAGACACCAAGGTTGACCCCACCAGAAAGTAAACCTTTTACGATTTTACCCATGGGAGTATCTAATATTGATGCCTTTCCGATCACGTCATTGCCTTCAAAATGAAGGTCAGTGATGAGATGCGAAACTTTGTCGAGGTTGACTGTTGGACCTTCTGGATGGTTCAACTCGCCAACTGCTCGGTTCTTTGAAACTTGCTCTTCAACATACTTATCTACAGCAGACTGCATAGTCTTCTTCGGGTAGATTCTACCGTTCCGATTCTTTTGCTCTGCCTGTGCAAATACACCTTCGATGGTGAAAGACTTTTCGCCTTTCTCGTTTTTCTCGACGATGCATTGAACATTTTGTTCGTTGAATTCAGCGATCAGTTTCATTAAAATAATTCCTTGATTGCGGTCTCGATTGATTTTACAGCGTCCTTTTCAGAACGGAAGGTGTCGAGATGGTCACCGTCTATGTATGCTTCAAACCCCTTGGTGGTCTTGTATACAGCGCACTTCACTTTCTTGTGCTTCTTATTGTATACAAGGTCGCCCTTTGGTGCTTTACTACGAATTTCTGAAAAGTATTTCATACTGTTTATTTATACTAATTTTATTCTTCGTCGTCATCATCAGACAAAATATCTTCTATGTCTGTTTCTGCTTCGTCTTCGTCATAAAGACCAAGATCATCTTCTGGTTCTTCATGCTCATCATCACCACCCAGATCGATATCTAAGAAATCTTCTGGTTCTGCGTCTGCTAATAGAGCGTCAACTTCTGCTTCTACTTCAGGGTCCAAATCTTCGTCATCTTCTTCAACGTCGGATTCGTCGTCAACGTCGGAATCAATTTCTTCTTCCTCAGTTTCTTCTTCCTGACCGTTGTACACAATATTGGCAATGCGTACTTTTTCTTGAGCAAGAGCGTCATCGATCTTACCTGCCATCAGGTCAGCAAATATCTTACCCGAGTCCAGAGTTTCGTTGCCTTTGATTGAGTGCAACAGGTCGTCTATGCTTGGTGTAATAACTTCCACGTCCATTGTATCGTCTTCCATAATATTCTCCAGTTTTATACGTTACAGTTTATATAGGGTGTTTCTTATTCGCCTTCTTCTTGCTCGGCATCAGGGTCAATCTCACCAGAAGCAATCTCCGCTTTCATTTGCTTGGACATTGCTTCTGCTTCTTCTTTGGTGAACCTGAATATGTTTGTCATTACCCAATCTTTGCTCAGGTACTCGCCAACATACTGTGCTGCTTGGTCGACCAATTGAAGTCTTTGTGTCATCACTTCAGCGTCTTTCAACTCAGTGTAGTGATTGTCTTTGTAGAACTCTACACGAACACGGTTGTGGAATACTTCTTTCCAATCAGAGTCTGTTATAACACCCTTCAGTATCAACTGCTGGCGCAGGATATGGGTGAACAACTTGGCAAACCGTTGGCGTAGTCGAGTGATAAACTTCTGGAACTTGATTTCTTCTCGGTTGATCTCTGTAGCACGACCGAGGGAGTATGCTGACTCTTGCTCAAGGCGAGATACAGGCACGTTCAATGATTGATATACTTTGCGCTGGAAGTATTTGACGTCATCAATCTCGCCAAGGTTACTACCACCTGGAAGTGTAGTCACTTCAGTACCACGACCACCTTCACGACGAGGCAACCAGAAGTCATCCAGCATAGACATATGCTTGCGGGAGTCTTTCAGTTCACCAGTGCTTTGGTCGTATACAAGTTTGTTGCGGTATCGTGTCATCAGAGAGTTGACATACTCTTCTGATTTACCCTTCGGCATGTTACCAGTATCAACGTAGAAGATTCGACGTTCTGGTGCACGTGCTAAACGATAGATGATCAGGGAGTCTTCCATCATGCGCAGTTGATTGATAGGGCGCATTGCTTTGTGTATGTGGGAGATGACTCGTGACTTTGTATCGTCAAGCAGACCAGAGGTCACATAACTAACAGAGTCATTGCTCAGACGAACAGCAGTGTCCTTATAATCAGTTGCGTGAGAAGAAATGCCTTTCTTTGCAGTGCCGTTCTTCTCGTTGTAGATGTAGTATTCTTCTACCTTGTCAACAACGCCAACGCCAGTCACAGGGTCTTTCTTCTTTACAACTTGCTTGACCTTGCGCACTTTCATTGCGTCGATGTAACGTATCTCTTGGATACCTTCTTTGAGTTTATTCTTGTCGACGAGGAGGTGGTGGTACAAACGACCATCAACATACCAAGAGCGGAATATGTCGTGTGCTCTTTCGTTGAATGTAAGGAGGTTCAGTACGTGTTGGAATTCTTCGTGGACACTTTTCTTGATCTTATCAGAAATGTCAACAGAGTCGAGGTTTATCTCAACAACATTCTCGTCGTCTGGTATAACAATCGCTTCGTTGACAATCTCTTCAATTGCCATGTCTACTTCTGGGTGTCCAGCGTTTGCTCGATACTTTCGAATCTGGTCTGCTTGATCTTTGAATTGGAGGTCTGCATATATATCCATATGCGTACCGTAATGATTTGACGGTGCGGTCACATAACCTGTGCCATCGTCATCTGTAGGTGCAACAACAGATGCAGCAGGGATCGGATCAACTGCCTGCTTGTCTTTCTTGTTTCGGTTTATTTCGAAACCGAACAATTTGAAATTGTTCTCTGCCATTTTGTTTTCCTGTTTGGTAATACAATAATATAATAAAAAGCAGGAGGAGTTTCCCCCTCCTGCTTATACTTAGGACGACTCGCCAACCTTAGTTGGTGTTGTCGTTTGTCCAGTAGTCGTACTCGACTGTAACAGTGAACTGCTCGATCTCACCTGCTTGCGCATAGTCGAGGTCAATAGCAGATACGTTAGTTGGGAAACAGTTCTTCAAGAAGTAAGTCTTGACGCTGCGTCCTGTTTGGTCGAGTTGTAACACTTCCATGTTAGAAGCATAAGTACCGAAACCAGAATTGTTTGACTGTACGCCAACGTTGCCAGAATGGGTATTCATACCATCCATCCATTGCTCGAAAGCATCACGGACTGCGAACCCTGTATCGTTATAGACAGTGAGTGTCCACGGTTCAAAAGTACGGTCGCCCGCAACTTTGACGATACGTCCACGGAATGGAACTTCAATAGGTGCTATGTTCGATGCAGGCAGTGATGCCGAACGACACATAAAGTTAGTCAGTTCCTTGTTACCGCCAGTGTATCCTGGAAAGTTAACATTGACTTCGAACATGTTGGAGCGAGCACCGCCACCAGTCAACTTGCCCTTAAAGTCATCTACTCGTAAAATTGCCATCTTTGTTTCTCCTTTGAATGACTATTAAGAAAGCGTACCAACAACTTCTTCAAAGTCAAGTCCAGCGCGAGTAGCGATGAAGTTGAGAGTGATGAAGTTAATTGCATATGCAGGTTTGATGAATACAGAAGCGACCAATTCGTTGCGCGCACGCACTTCATCAGTATTGTTTCTGCTGTCGCACTGGACGAAGAAGTCTTCGATACCACGTCGCGCTTGAATTTCACGCAGTAGTGGTTCGACGATCGCTACGAATTCAGATCGGGTAAATTCATCGTTGAACTCGAACATAAAGTTACGAGCAGCGAGTGCGACAGATTTCTCGACCGCGAGGAACAAACGACGAACATTGATGCGATCAAACGCACTTGGTCGTGATTGTTTAGTCTTGTCACCGAACAACAGTATACCGCGACCGCTGAATTGTACGATTGGGTTTACACCAACTTTGTACAGTTCATCACGTTCTGCTTTGCTAGGAGAATGTGCAAGTGATGATACACCGAAGTATTCACCGCGACGTTCGCCAGCAGGAGAGTACCATGGACCATAGTTTGCATCAGTAGCAGCAAGCAATCCAGCAGTAGTAGAACAAGCAGGTACATAGATGTACTTATCAGAATACTTATTGTAAACACGCAGATAGTTGTTATCAACAATCAGGTAGTTAGAAGCAGTAAACTGGTCAGTAGTTGCTATGGTAGAAACATTCGGAGTGTTGTTGGCAACAACAGCATCACGGTTAGGAGATGCCACAACGACACAGTCCTTACGAGTTACAGAAGCGATGCCAGCAAGATCATTTACAACAGTGACTTGATCTGCGGTGGTTGACATACCAGGAGCGATAAGGATCTGAACGTCTATTTCGTCTTTGTCTTCAAATGCATCGAATCCAAGAATATAGTCGCCAGCGTCCAGTGCTGAGTGATCAGAACCACCAGAGAAAGAAGCATAAGCAGAGTCGTTAGACCAAGAGCATCCATCAGCATAGTTCACGATAGCGGATCCATCATTTGCTCCCCAATTATCACCACCAACCATGTTAGCGGCATCAGAGTATGCACCCATCCAAACAAAGTTTGAAGAATTATTCAGTACGCTCTTGATGTGGTTGTCTCCGCCATCAATGGTCCTTGCTCCTGGAGCAAGAGAGACATATGGAAATACTTCTAATACAGTGTTCTTTGTACCAGAGATGATTCCACCTTTGTCGATGATAGCAACGTGCACTTCGTCGTTTATGAGTGCTTGCGCTTGTCCTTCTGCCCAACCTGAAGTTCCAGGAATTCCGTCGAACTTTTCTTGCCACTGCCAGTCGCCAAAGTTGGTTTTAGTCGTGGCATTATCGGACGTGTCGCCGGATGCGATTGCGAATATTGAGATAGCGAGAGAGTTACCGATGGCACCAGGATACTTTGCAGTAAACATTTCTGTGTGGGTGCCTATTTGTTCCCAGACTTTCTCGTTTGATATCAGGACTGGTTGATTACGCAGAGTTGCATTGTATGCACTGTCAGCAGCAATCCCTTGGGATACTTGTCGGTTTACGATAAGGTTGCCAGAGTAACGCAGATACTGAGCAGCAGAGAAGTAGTCAACAGCAGTTGCATCATCGGGTGTACCGAACATGCTTGCAAGTTGTGCTTCGTCAGAGACTCGAGTAGGTACATTGACTGGACCCCATTTAAATTGCCCCACCATACCGCTCAAAGAAGTTTCGA